GCTCTTAATGCGTCATTATCTGCTTTCAGTTCTTGTATTGCTTTAAATGCAAGAGAAACCATATTACCATAATGTAATGCATCTGGATTTCCTTCATCGTTATATTCAACAAATTCTGTTAATCCTGTATTACCTCCGCCAAAAGTAAGGTCAGGGTCAAAAGTACCTTCCTCATAATCATTCAATAGATTAGATGCAGTTGCACTAGTAGCTCCTAGATAAACACCTTTACCAGACGCATTGAATAAGAGATTATCTGCTAATGTAGCACCACCATCTTTTAGTGATACTCCATCAACAGATACTCCATTCGCAGTTGTCTTTTCTGCTATTATATCTACTCTGATTTCAGACATACTTTTTTATACCTCGTTTTGTGAGGCTTTAAAAGTATTCCACGCAGATACAACTTCGTCAGTCCAAACAGCATTACATACTGCCTGTACTTCTGCATCCTCGCCAGAAATATCTTGGTCTGGGTGAACGACGTGTCTGTGTCTGCTTCTTGATAACTCAACGCCATCTTCTTTGATGACTGTATCAGTAGCAATTTGCACAGCTTTGTATTCTCCAACTACCTCGATTTTTGCTATGATTGTTTCTTTTGTGATTGCCATTGTTTTGCTCCTTAATTCACTTGATAACTTACACAAAAATATACATCAGTTGCTCCATCAACACAATTTGCAACATTTAATATATCTCTACTACCAGCACCACTTACATTTTCAATTGGTCTAATATAATCCTGACCATCTTGTACATCACAATTTAAATATCCACTAAATGTTGTGTTGCCACCGACACTGAAACTACCCATCCACCCAACTAAATTCGCAGATGCTTTTGATGTAAAAGGTAAATCTCTAATTCTAACATCACCACTAGCTCCTGTAACATTGGCGTCTGCAACAGCACCCCATACTGTAACCATATTACCTACTTTTGTATAAAATCCAGTTCCAGTTGTATTCCCTGCTGTTGGTTGTGCTGCTGCAAATTCAAAACTTGGTGTCCAAGTACCTTCCTCATAATCATTTAATTCATTGGCACTTCCTGTTCCACCGAGAAAAATTGCATCATTAAATTGTGTTCCAGAACTTGTCACTGTCATTTTAACAGAAGCAGAACCATCTCTTATTTGAGTATCCCCTGCACTAACAGAATTAAGAATAATTCCAGTTTGATTTCTTAATTGAACAGCATCTCCATCAGTGCTAAATTCTCCAAAACCTTCGCTATTTTCTATTCTTAAACGCACTGAACCTGTTATTGCTTCATTAATATGAACAATTTGTGCAGGACTAGTTGTACCCACTCCAATGTGATTGTTTGCACTATCCACATATAATGTATCTGTATCTACTGTGAGATCGCCAGAAATGACAGCAGAGGTAATAGGAGAACTTGCTCCTAAAGAAGCACCATCGATTGTTCCACCATTGATATCGGGAGTCTGTAAAGGTACGACACCATCATCTACATCAGCAATATCTGCCATGAGTTGACGAATCGCATCATTAATATTAGCGGGGTTACATCCCTCATCAACATCAATCGTATTGATTGTGGTATTTAAACTAGGTGTATTCGAGTAATCGTTAATACCCGCCATTGATTATCCTTTCTTATTCTGTCGGTTCTGTTGCGATAGAACCCCATTCACCATTGACTAATCTTTGATGAATATTCCTACCATGAGCTTCTGAATCATTGGGATCAGCTGTAAAAGGAATATATGTTCCTTCAAACTTTTTAAATTCTACTTCACAGTTAATTTTTGTATGACTAGAATCTACCCACTGAGGGTTTCTTAAATTTAATACTTGATATATATCTGCCATTATTACTCCTATGAAATTCTAAACCACAATGTAGTTTTACCTGTTCCCGCACTAACACCGCTACCCCCAGTATAACCCATACATCTCCAAGTTCCTGATTGTGTTCCTGCTGTGCCACTACCACCACCTGTTTGAGATGGGGTTAAATTTGATCCTGCTAAAGTATCACCAAAGTTATAAGAACTTGCACTTCCTGTATTTACCATTAAGGCGTATGTACCCACATCACCTGCACTTGCAGTCATATCAACACCACCTGTGACGAGGATACCTGATGAAGTGGTTTCTACTTTTTTGCTGTTATTGTAATAAAGTTCTACTGCACCATTTTGAGTGAAAGTAGCTTGTGTTTCTGTGCCACCACCATTTCTGACATTTAATACACTAGAATCAATAATAAGTCCACCAGGTCCAGTTTCTTGTATGTAAGAATTACTTGCATCGTGATAAATCTGTAAGTCTGCACCAGCACCAAAGATAGCTTTTGCATTATCCCCAAATTCTAATCGGTCTTGTGATTTATCCCATACTACGTTGTAGTTAGCACCTGTGAAGGTAACATCTCCATCATGGGTTGCACCATCATCAGTAACTGTTCCTGTAACATTAATACCACCTGTTGTAGTAGCTAGTTTTTCTGAGTTATCATAAAATATTTGAACAGCACCATCTTCTGTTGCTTCTAAGAATGTTTCCCCAGCAGAAGATCGTAAGAATAGATTGTTAGACTGAATATAAAGATTACCTGTTCCTACATCCTCAATGAAGGAATGAGTTCCACTGTGATAGATTTCTAGGTCATTACCATTACCGAATAGAATCTTGTCATTATCTCCAAAGTTAAATGTAGTAGAAGGAATACCTGTATTCGTTGCTTCTATAATAGAAAGAGAGATTGTTAAGGCTTCGTTATTGAGCGAACCACTATCCCATGTAACTGTAACAGTAGTGTCAGTAACGTAAGATACTGCAGAGATTGTTCCAAAAATTGTACCTGTGGTTGCTCCAACAGCTCTTATTCTTCGACCAACGTGATAGACAGAAGATACATCTACTCCATCTACAGTAAAGGAGGTAGCACTAGCATAAGTAACCGATACTGTACCTGCACCATCTCCATATTGAAACCAATTCGCATCATTCCATTGGGAACGAATATCTGCCATTAACTGTCGGATAGCGTTATTAATCCCAGAGGGAGCACATCCTTCAGCAATATTGATTGAATTAATACTAGAGTTGTTACCAGCAGTAGTATCGTATTCGTTTATTCCAGCCATTTATTCTCCTTGTTTCATCCTTTCGATAGCCTCTACGTATTGAGTGGCTAATTTATTTCGCATGACATATAAATCATCCTTTAAAAACTTTTTTAGACCGCCTATGTTGTTCTGCAGTCCTTGATTGTAAATAGTTTGTAGATAGTTTATTTTACCATACTTGTTGCCGATATACTGAGCTACTTTTAACAACTGATTAATATCGCCTATATTATCAATAGCTCCAATATCAGCATTAAAATCTATTAGTTTTTTATTGAGTTGATTCTTAGCAGTTTCTTGTTCTTCTAAAAATTTAATAAAATCAGCTTCTGTCATATTTTGATCTTTGGCGTAGGTTTGTAACCAATCATAAGCACCTTCTGGATCAAATCTTTTTTTCATTGCCCTTAGTGTCGATACCATCGTAGTTATCTCATCCATAGCATTGTATGCTTCATTGACATATTTGTTATTTCTATTAGGCAAAGGTGATGTAAACCTTCTAATGAGAGGATATTTTTCTAAAGGGAGATCCTCTGCATCATTAAAAAAGAATTGATCTGACGCTAATAAACCATAATTTGCCCAAGTTCCAAAATAACCTCTTATTAAATGTTCTACCTGAGGTGGACTAATATTAAATGTTTTTCCTACTTTGGCTATTGTTTTTGTTACCCTGCCTTCCCCTCTTTCTCCTGGTTCTAATTTTTGTTCATACTCATATTCAATAGGCCTGTCTGTAAAAGTATTTCTGTTGGCAAAGAATGTTTCTAATAAAGGGCCAGTGGCTGCACCGCCAAGAATGTCTGTTAAATTTAAGTTATATGTATTAAGAATAGTATTAGCTATCTTTGTATAGTCATCTTTGCTTTTTGCAGAACCCAAAACATTAATTAATGTTCTTTCAGCAGCAGATGTAACCGCACCTATCTCCCATATTTTAGGAATCCTGTAATGATTAAAATAAGGATTAGATTCACCTGTTTGAGCATTATACCCAATAGCTTCTTCGTAAGATGCAACAGGAGGTCTGCCATTTTCTTCAATAAACTTAAAATATCTATCCCATTTCGGAATAATAAAATGCCAGTGAGTATCTTTATCCCAATCTTCTAAAGATTGATAAATTGGATTATGACTATTAACAATCGCCAATACACCAGAACCAATACTTAATAATCCTAATCTTCTTGCGATCTTTGCCCTATTGGGATCTTTCACAAATCCTCTGTAAACTCTTTCTGATCCTAATAAACCTGCTCGGAAGAAAGGTATTAATTCTGAAAGAAACTGAACTGTTTTACCAGCAGCGGTCTCATAAGCACCTCTCTTAGAAAAATCTACTGATATATTTTTAGATCTATAAACAGCTTCAGCAATAGGCACTCCTTGTTCTCTGGCTTTACGATACTCTCCCAATCTACTAGCCACTTCAGCATAAGATGCTAATTCTTCTAGCATATTATAAAGCTCTCTAGGAGTGTTAGCTACCTTATTAAAATCAATTCCTTTTTTTGTATAAAAGCTCCTTAGTTTATTTTTAAACAAACCTTCATTAATATAGTATCCAGCTAAGTCTCCACCATTAGCCATCCACTCTTTATACAAAGCGTCTTTTTCAAATCTTGTTCTAATTCCTCGAAGAGCTGAAACTAATGGGGTATATCCAGATTGAGACATAATGCTAGATGTGATTGTGTCTCTAATAAAGTTTGCTCCTAAAAAGTCAGCTGTTAAGGTAATAGAAGATTGTTTTATTTTTTTTGGTATAGTTAATAATTGCCCTATACCTTTAAAAAAAGGTGTTGTTTTATCTAGACCTTGTATTGCTCTAAAAAGTAATGGATCAGTTACTTCAAAATAAAGTGTTTTCCCATTTTTAACAACAGGCATTAAACTTTCATAACCTCTAGGTTTTTTTCCCACTGTCATTACACTCATAACAGAACCTAACTCTTGAAAAGACCAGTCTAACAAATCTTTAAACTCGCTAAAGTTTTCAATTCTTCTTACTTCTGGAAAATAACCAAATAAATTTTCATATAATTGATTCTTAATATCTTTAACAACTGCTTTGTCTTTACCAATAGACTTGGCTACAGTGATAGGTGTAATAAATCGACCAGATCCATAGGCTCTATTTTTAATAGCAAAATCAATAATATCTAATTTCATTCTATTTTTAATAGATTCTGAAATTAGCATTTGGGCATTACCTAAAATGTTTTCTATGATTGGTCTTAAATTTTCTGTACCACCTGTTAAGGCTTTAATTCCTCTAAAAGAGGTTGGGGTAGAACTAAATCTACTCTTAGGAGTTCCACTCATCGCTCTCCAGAATGGCAAATACCAAGTACGATTCCAGGTTTCTATTTGTTTTCTTGTAATAATGTCGCCATACTCTACAGCAAAGTCTAGTATTTTTTTGTTCCAATCTTGGTATTCTTCAAATGCTTTTTTAAATTTAGAATTTTCTAATTTTAATCCAGCAGCTATTTCAACATCATTAAAAAGTTTTTCTCTGTTTTGTTGTCTTAATTCTTTAGCGGACTTGGCAACAATATATCTAATAAAATTATCCATATCATCAGCGACTTGAGCAAAGATATCCCTTAAAGGTTTACTTCCCTTAATAATATCAACATCTAAAAAACCTTCTTTATTTCTAGTTGCTTTAGGTAGTCCAATCTCAATAGCCAATTTGAGTATAGAATCACCTTGTCTTAAATTACTCGCTCTTTTATAAATAGGAGCATCAATAGAAGATAAGTCTTTTTCCATTCTTTCAATACCCACAAGGGAATCGAGAGTATCAGATAATAAATCTTCAAAGATATTCATCCTTTTGGAATTAACATTAACAGTAGTTCCAATTTTAGAGTCAATTCTTTTCAGTGGATCTTGACTAAAATATTTAGCAAAATTAGATTGAGCATTAAGAACAGATTTTTTGACAGACCTGTCTTTGCCTTTAACCTTAGTAACTAAACCATCTTCTTTTAAAGTTTTATCAAACCAAGCATAAAAATTAGGAGCTATTTTTTGAGATTCTTTAGGATTACCTAAGTATGCTCTAACAAATTCCGCAAACCCTTCTTGAACAACATCTTTGTCATAAGAGATATCTCTTAATTCTTTGTTCATTACAGGATCACTTTTGTACTTATCGCTGATCTTGTCTATTCTTTTATCTAAGAAGTGTCCTATTTCGTGAGCAGCGGTGTCAATATCGTTTTTGTATTTTAATCTTATTGTTTCGTATTTAGGGATAATATACCCAAGAGCGTTTTTCTTTTTACCTACACCAATACCTACATTTAAGTCTTTAACAAACTCAGCTAATATTTCTTCTCTTCTAATAAGTTTTGCTGGTGCATCTTTTCCTGCAACCTCTACCCCTAAATTCATGTGTTTATAATTAGGGCCAGGATTCCATTTAGCCTGATAGTTAAAATCAGCTGCCATTTGAATGGCATTTTCTACATAATTAGGAATCGCTTGTTGTTCTTTTGTTTGTTTAGGTATAGAAAAATCTTTCTTTTGCTTATTAGAAACTGTTTTCTTTTTTTCTAAGGCCTTGATTTTTTGTACTACTTCGTTTAACTCTTTTGAATGTTTTGCAAAAATACCAACATTGTAATTTAAGTCTTTTCTGTTTGACCAATCTTCTCCAAGTTCAGCAACTTTTTCTTTATTCTGTCTTTCTTTTAAATCTTTTAGTTCTTTTCTTGCGGCTGCCATTTCTTCAGCCGTACCAACAGTGACCTGCACTGTTTCTTTTTCTTTGTTTTTAGATAATTCCTGTTCAATTTTTTTGTTAGCTTCTTTTTGCCTTTGATCTATCTTATTAAGGATTTCTGTTTTAACTTCTTCTTTTGGTCTATTTTGTGTTTTAGATATCTCGTCAGCAAAAGCATCTACTGTTTTTTCTATGATGTCATCTGCTTTTGGTTTAACATTTTCTTCAACAATAATTTTAGGATCTATTTTTTCTTGTTTGGCAACATCTTTGAATATTTGTTTTTGACTGGGCTTCGGAGCACGACTCATTAAGTCAGCTAAAAGAATATGAGAACTCTCTTCAAATGCTTCTTTGATTTCATCTGGTTTAATAGTACGAGAACCAAATAATTTTTCTTCAATATCTTGGAGTTTTTCTTCTCCTAAATCTTTCCCCATCTCTTCTAAGGTAGCTCCAGTTATAGAAATAGGAACTTGGATAGGAAGGAAAGTTGTTTTTAAAGCAAGATCACCAAGAGCATAGGCTTTACCGATTAAGTCTTTAGATATATGCTTTCCTATTCTTGTAATAAAGTCATAGGTAGAAGTAGATTCTTCTTTTAATTTAGGAAAATCAACAACTTCGATTCCTGTCTTATCTGTTAACAAAGGAACGTCTGTTGTTGGCAGATCGGTGTTAAAACCAAAAAATTGTTTTTCTTCTTCAGAAGCTGGTATCTTTGCTTCTTCGGGTACTCCCACATCTCCATATAAATTTTTGACATCTTGAACAACTGTATCGATAACAGTTTTCATTTTTTCTCCACCCTCTTCTAGTTTATATTGAGGAACTCCAAATATTTCAAAATCACCTTTTTTCTTTTCTAGAAATGGCAATTCTTTAAAAGAAGTAGTTTCTTTTATTTGATTTGTTGCTGGTATGTCTGGTTGTAAACTTACATCTGGATAAGAAGAAAAATCAACTGATGGTTTGACTTTTTTTATAAAAGGCAGTTCTCTAATTTTTGGCTCTGCCATTATTAACCTCTATTTTGATCGTATAATTCGCTTACTTTTTCTTTTTTTTCTGGATCTAAACTTTCATAAAGTTTTTCTCCCATATCGTCTGACAGATCGTTCATCATATCTAAAATTGTTTGTGGAGAAAGATTTTGTGCATAGCTAAAGTTATTTTCTTTTGGTATAGGTTCTTGAGTCATTCCACTATCACCCGATGCTCCTTGTAAAAAACTAAATAGATCTCCACCACCTTTTTTCCATCTATTATAAGCATCTTCTTCTACACCAGATAAACTGTCTATTCCTTCTTCTTGTGCTTTTTTAATAACTGAAAGAGTAAAGTCAGAAAGACTGTCTTTTGTTGGTTGATCTCTTAGCTTGTCTGTTAGAACATCAAGACGTAATTGTTGTTGTTTTGTTCTTTGGTCTTGTGGAATCAAAGATAGTTTTTCATATTCTTTTAATTGTTTATCAAATTCTGAATCATCATCAGTATCAAGAGCGGAATATAACTGTAACCCTTGTAAGGCTCTAGCTAGATCAGATTCTTGTTTTTGTTGTAATCCTCCAGCAGCACCAGTCAAAGCACTAACAGCAGCTTGACCAAATGTTGTAGGGGTAGTTGTATATCCCATATAAGGTTGAATACGTTCTAATGCACCTAATAAACCAGCTTGTAGTTTTGTTTGTTGAGGTTGTAGTAATCCTTGAACGTCTTTAGAGCTTAAATTTAAAAACGGAGAAATGAGTGCTTGTTTTAATTCATCAATGACAGCCATTAAAATAACCCTCCTAGTAATCCACCACCGATAGCACCTAGTAATGGGTTACCTAAATATGAGCCTAACTGAGCACCACCTAATGCACCCCCTAAAAGGTTAGCTCCACCACTTCGATAAATAGGTGTTTGAGTTGTTTGTTGATACCCAGGTGTCATCCCTAGAGCGGATAAATATTGGTTTAATTTAGTATATGGTTTTTGTTGTTCAAACTCGAATCTTCTCATTGCATCTGTTAATTTAGCTTCTTCAAATGCTTCTCTTTGTTGACCAACATTTCCTAATTGTTGAATATCGTAATAGTCTGCTTGGGCAAGACCAGGAGCCATACCGAGTGCAGACATTTGTCTTTGTCTTTCTCTCTCATAAGCACCACCATAGATATCAGTAGCGATGTCTCCATATCTTTTACCAGCAGTTTCTGCCATTGCACCTGAACCATAACGACCAGCAGCAGCAAATTGAGAACCTAAAGTTCCTTGAGCAGATCCTGCAGCTTTTTCATAAGCGGCTTTTAAATAAGGGTTAGATTCTGGATCAAGAAATTTACCACTTAATATATCACCTACTTGTCCTTGTGCTTGTTGTAATAATGGGCTACCTGCTAATGCTCTTTCTTCTTGAAGTTTAAGAGCTGCTTCTGTTTGACCAGATAAAGGTACATAAGTAGCATCTGGGAAAAACTGGGGTGTTCCTGATTGAAAAAGTTTTTGTGCTTCTTTTAAAGCCTCTTCATAATAGGGTTTAGTTAGTGCAGACGGATCTTGGGTTACTGTTCCTGTCTGTAATTGTTGTGCTGATCCTTTACTCATTTTATTTCCTTTACAAAATATACTGCTTGAGGTTCATAGTCTCTCAAGATTTTTGTCCATCCTTTCCGACCAACAATCTCTAATCGTTGGCAATTATTCTTTTTAGCCCAGCTCTCTACTTTTTCCTTCATCGGATTGAGCCAGTTCTCTATATTTGAACCACCAGCTAAAACCCATCTCATTACCCTTATTTGAGGATAATCACAAACTTCAGTAACAAAGGAGGCTTCTATACCATCGTTCCAACTAATCCATAGTTGCATCCGATTTTCCTTTATATACTTCATTATATCATAAGAACTATACGATCCTTCGAGAGCTCTTGATATTTGGGGTTCAACTTGTGACCAAATAAATTCTAAATCTTCTGGATCTACTTGTACGCAGACGTTATCCGAATATGGCATATTTAAAAGTTCTTGTCGTTGTAGTAGAAGAATGGTTGATTGTTGCTGTACCATCTCCTATTCCCGTAATATACCAGTTTTCTGATGCAGAGTCACTACTAACAGGCATTAAAAATATGATGCTATCTCCACCTATTCTAGCGTCTGTCAAGGTAGTTGTTGTACTACTATTCGTTAAAGTAACCTCTCCTGTAGAGTTAATCTTTCCATCTCTTAATCCATTAATAGCATTAGCCGCTTGACGAAGATGCTCGTCTTTATCTTGCATATAAGTAGGTACGCTAAGATAGTTATAAGTAGGCATTATCTTTTACCTTCAGCAACTAATTCTACTTCAACTCCATAAGAGTTAGTAAAACTTCCTGTAATGTTTGTTTTAAAACGGTGATATCTTCCTGTCTTTCGAATAGGAGCATCACCTGAATTTGTCAGAGAAACAGTACTACTAAAACTAACTGATCCTCCTTGTTTATCTCTTGAACCTACTTGAACTGTTACAGTGCCACCATCAATAATAGGGCGAATATTTCTAATAGAAGATCTTCTTCCCTCCATATCTAATTCACCTGTTGTAAAAGAAGCAGTGTTAGGAGTTTCAGTAAAGACACCTAATTTATTATTATTATCAAAAGCAGAAAAAGTTATTCTACCTCCAGCCCAAAGAGGAGAGTCAAAAGAAACCGTTTGATTGTCAATACTACTATCAATGTCATCCATCTGTTCTAAAGTATATCCAGGTGTTTGAGCTTGACCTAATATTTGTAAACTAACATCTGCTGTAGTCCATCGTTGAGTTGTGTAGTTATACATAATTAATTTATCTAACAAACCATCAGATTCATTAGAAGCATAAGCCCATATCACTAAGTTATTGACAGGATCAATCCCACTAGAGATGCGATCTGCATAAGCAATGTTGTAATCATCAAAAAAGAATTTATTAATTTTGTTGGCACCAATCGGATTAGAAACTCTACCATCAAACATATAAAAACCATCTTCAGCAAGGTAATAACTTAAATGACCTAAACTACAAACACTACCAGGTTGACTTGCACCATGAGTATTATTGACTTTAGTAAATTGAAAGATTAAAGGAGTACCAACATAGTCTCCTCGAAAGATGGCATTTTGCATAAAGATAGTAAGAAATTCACCACCATTTAATCCTGTTACTGGGCCATGATCTCCCACTAAGTCTTGGAAGTCAGCTTGAGTTGATTGAGAGGGTGACCAATCAGTAGGATCATTTAAGGCAGACCAACGAACTCTTTGTGATTGATCTGAGTTATATCCAGAAACAACAAAGTCTTTAACGACAGTAACAAACTTAGCTTGAATAGCTACGAGATCAGAAAAAACAGTATCCGTTCCTACTTCAAACTTTTGTAGATTTTGTCCTAGTGCAGAAGCAATAACAGTGTTCCCAAAAATAGTAAATTGCCATTTATCAAATTGAGATACAGTATATCCACCTGATTTAGAAACATCACTGAAAGTAGAATTACTTAACTCATATAGTGTAGAACCGTCTCCAGCAAATACTTTTCTTGTTCCATCAACAGCAACCAAGTTAGCAAATCCTTGTGATCTATTATCTAAGGCATTAGAAAATGTAGCAATAGTATTTAGAGGTTTATATCCATCACCATAAGAAATAACATTATTCGCCTGTAAGCATCCAGGATTTCTGTAAGCTGGTAAGTCAGGTAATAATTCTCCAAATTTAATAAACGGCATTATTTAATTCCTCATAGGTTTCTGTGTTTGAACTGATTATATCACTATATGTTTCTGTTTCATCAGATGTTAGATCGGTATAAGTTTCACTAGCACTTGATGTTAATTCTGTGTAAGTCTCTGTATCAGAAGAAGTTAGGGTTGTGTATGTTTCTGAACCACTTTCTAAGACAGGGTATTCTCCTTTTATCACACCATTGTTTGTAGCACTGATAATAGTGTTAATGGTTTTACTAACCATTTGAAATATAGCACTTCCTAAAACACTCGTTGTAACAGCGGAACTAATAGAAGCTAAAGCAGAAGCAACGATACCAGCTAAGATACTAAAACTAAAAACAACATTAACAGAAGAATCTGCTATTCGTTGTCTAATCACATCTAATGATGTGGTAACTGCACTACTAATACTGGATGCAGCATCTCTAATTCTTACATAAGCAATCGATACTGAAGCAGCACTTGAAATAGATAAAGTAATATTCCTAATTCTGGTAAAACTAATACTGGTAGATGCTATAACATTAACGCTAGCACTAGCTAATATAGCAATATAAGCTAAAATACTTGTTGTAAAAATACTACTAATAGAAGCAGCAGCATCTCTTACTCTTTGATAAGCTATTGAAACGGAAGCAGCAACACTAATACTCGAACTTCCTGATAAAACAGCAATCGCATTACAAGTTGTACTTGCAACTGCATTAATAGTTTCGGTTATAGTTTTTATAACCGAAGGGAATGCTGTGGCAGAAACAACAGAAGAGGCCGAAGCACTACCATCAAAGATGGTGGCAGTTTGCCAAATATCATTATCTAATGAATAGGGTAATACATCTAAGGATGTGTACCCAAAAAGGGTATTTATTTCTTCAAGAGTAAATGGGCCTGTTCGATCTGCCATAACATTATGCTACTGTAATTGTTAGGTTACCAGATGCGATTTTAAATACGTCTCCTGTTTCTATTGTTTTAGAGCTTGTTAAAGCACCATGAAACAATAAATTACCAGCTGTTGACGCATCGTATATTCCGAAGTGCGTAACAGTTCCGTAGTTTGCTGTTGCTTGACTAAATTCTATATCAGCACTGTTTGAAGTTGATCCACTGGAGGCAGCACCAAAAGTAGCTGTTTGTCTAGCATAAGCAGTACCAGAAGTTGTGACTTCTGTACCACTATCAGCATCAGTAGGATCAGCAGTAAATAATGCGACATAAACATTAGTCGGAGCAGTTGTAGAGGCAGTACCTAAAAAATGATCTAGGACTTTATTCTCTAAATAATCACTTGCTGCAGACATTGTTTATTTCTCCTTATGGGTTTGCTGTATCGTTTTTCATTGCAAAAGCAGTTCTACCAGAGTATCTGCCTTGCTCATCATCACGATTAATTAATTGAACCGCCTCATTAAAGAGACTCATCCAAACTGTTATTCTTTCATCATTTACAATATAGGGTTGAGCTTCTAATAAAGCACCATATAAGTAAACTTGAGGGTAACTTGCTAATAAATAATTAGAAGTATTCTCTGCTGATAATGCGGGTATCTTCGCATAGTAAGAAATCTTTAAGGTATAATTAGAATCAGGAATAGGGGATAATTGAAACTCATCACCTGTAATGGTGTATTGAGAAGGAGTACCACTTGTTTCTTGTGTATTCTCTAATTCAATCTGATTTGCATTAACGTAGTTTAAAACTTTATTAGGGTTGCTATCAATAAAGATTTGAGTTGCTTCTAAAAAGTCATTAGGTAAATCAACAAACGCATCACCAGAAGTTAGAGTAGTCGATACACGTTTTTGCATTGGTCTAATACGAAGAATACGATTTAACTTAGCTTCGGTTAAAGTAATGAAATCTGGAATAACAGAAGTGAGATC